CGTTTTTTAATGAAATACCGAATCCGATTCTGCACATAAGGGTCGTTAATCATTTCCGGCTCAATCATAAGAGCCTTTATGTAATCATTCTCCAGACTGTTTATGTAATTCGGGTCATCACGCATCCCACTTCCACGCAGGTACAGCAGCGCTTTACGCCAATCACCGCCCATGACACCCTTAATTTCGTCCAGAGTAGGTTTAACCAATTCTCTAATCTCATCGTTCGTCAGCTGGTAGCTTTGGATGAACTGATAATTCAAATTGCGTTCCTCATCAAGCTCCAATTCACAGGTTTTCGTTACAGAGAAATGATAATGATTCTCTCGGCAATTCTCGAAGTAGTCCTCACAACTGTGGTAACTATCCCAGAGCTTCAACATGGATGTTGTAAGAATTACCTGAACACGATTGATGTCCTTGTAGTTTCCCCAAGAATCCTTAATCATGTTCTTTTTGGCAACCTTCTTGGCAAACTCACGGAAAGGGAAAGGGAACAGCATACCTTTACAAAAAGCATTCCGTACACAGAAGCCGGATGCGGTAGCAGGGAGTTTCAAGTCTTCACTCCACTGCTGTGCAAGATCGTAGCTAATAAGTCCAAAGCCATCACTTGCACACAGTTCACAATCATGCTCGGCACTCTCTACCATTGTAGGTTCACCAGACACTCCGTCATCCAGAACGATTACATGATCTTTAAAATGCGTGAAACAATCATCTACAACAAGCACGCCATCAGGGTCAGTAACTGGAATGGAAGCTGAACAGGCGAGTGCCCGATATGCTTCCAACTTTGCCGGAATAAACTCCATTCCTTTGTTACGGCCATTATCGATTCGCTTTCGGATCTCGTCAACAAGACAGTCACTCACAAACACAATCGTGCTATTCTTAACACCACCGGTAGTCCCAACCAGACGGCGATACGTAATTCCATTGATTTTGAACCCCTTGGAAGAACACGCCCGGCGGTAATCATTCTTCTTGTCAACCACCAGACACATATAATCCGGCTTAAACTGAACTGCGTCCAGCTCAGTGTATAATCTCCGAATCTCCCGGCGACTCTCTAAGCAAGAGGGTTCATTCCGCAGCATCTTGATTCTGCGCTTGATACTCCGTGCCTTTGCTTCTGCATCCGTAACACCATTCAACTCATCAATCCATCGTAGAACAGTGCTATCAGCCAGCGAGATAATCTCGTGGTTTCGTCTGGCTTCATCTAATGGTAGAGTTAAATCCCATTTTGCTTCAACCAGACGCTTCGTATGGATCTTAAAAACAAACTTCTGGCAAGTTTGCTGCTTTGCCATTCGGCAGTCACCTCCGTATTCTTCTAAAACGTATCCTGTGTAATGTAGCTATAAAGAAAAAATATAAAATATAAAATTAGGCTTTTACAGATAGCAACTCTCGCTATCTTCCATAGCCTTGAGCCAAAGTCGTTCACGCTCCTGATAGAGTTCATCCAGAATATCGTCAGCAGCTTCGTACTCTCTGCGCGTCAGGCTTGCGTAGTTCATGTCATGTACAAGCTGTCTGATCTCTACATCAACATCCTCGTAAGTTCGCATCATTCATTCCTCAACTTCCATTGTGACCATGCTGATTTTACGATATGGACACAAGACTTGCATACACCGGTCAATATCATCAAATACGACATCTTTTCTTCGACCACGTTCTGTCTTTTCGTGTTCAAAATATTGACAGATATCGTATAGACGAATTTCAATCGCTTCTACCACACCATTGAACTTGTGGTGATTTATGATTACGGAATAAATATAATCAGGGTAAGTAATCCTGTCTATTTCCAATGAATCGAAATCTTTACAGATGTCTTTGATAATATATTCCAAAGCTATTACACCAGATCTATCTGGTGCTACAATATCACAGTCGTGATCAATTGCGTATTTGCAAGCATCATATGAACGTCCATACCCACGAGGTAAAAGAACTTTCTCCATCACTTAATCTCCTCGTCCATAACAGCTCCACAGTCAGGACAAAACTTTGATTCATCGATATTTTTGCTAGAATGACAAGCCGAGCATTCAACAAAGAAGCTTTCTCCAAAATCTTCAAAATGCTCAATCCAATAAGCGTGGATTACTCGATGAAACTCGCCGCCTGCGGCCATCTCTTCTTGCATGTATTGAATTGCCCCATTCAAAGTCATCTTACATACAGTTTTCTGAAAAGCAGAAACATGACTGTTATCAATCAATGGCTTTGTATCTTCCAATGTCTGAATCAAGTGTGTCGCGTTAATAAACTTATCCATCACTTAACCTCCTCAACTACCCGGCAGATCGTCTCATCAATCTGTTCAAGCTCTGCCAGTAAAACGTCCACTGTATCAGCATCACTTTCGAAAATATTCAAATCCTTAATCTTATGTAAAGCCCATTCAAGGTTCGGGTAATAGCCGACCGTAACCTCCTTTACGCCGGTGCCCATCTCACCAGTCTTTGGATTCTTGCCAGCTGGCCGCTGCTCAACGATAACGAGATTCCGCTCGTCGCAGTTTTTAATAATGTATTTACCAATCTGAATTTTCATTGCTCTCTCCCGCTTGTATGAATATATTTTAAATAAATAAGATTTTATGAGTATAACTTTTATTAACAATCTTTTCTCTTAAATCCTTGAAAATCAGCTATTCCCCAACTGCCATCAGGACAATGATGCGTTACATATCTATGAACGCCAATGCCGCAACCTTTTGGAAAGTATTTATCTTTTGTCCATAATTCAAAAATTGCATCAGTTACCAAATTTTCATTTCCTGTACTTGAATCGACAAACAACTCTCCACAAAGACGACATTTATAAGTAGCATCAAACAAAATCATATTAGGCCATCCTTAAAATGCTTATATTTTATTCTTTTGTACAGCTGATCTCAAATGCAGCCACATCGTTCATGAAATCATTGATATGTAAATACTTGTCAGCCTTCCGCACAGTCTTAGGCTTAAACTCTTGGCACTTGCTTCGCACCTCATCACAAGTAGTGAAGCACGGGATCTCATACTGGCATTTTGTGCAGACATGCTTCTTATAAAACTCCGGCAAGCGTCCAACCGCTTGGTAACACTCATAAGTTACCTTTAAATCAAGCCAATATGGGTTATCAAAATTCATTGCACTCAACCTTCTTTCAAATCTCATCAATTAAATCATCAACATTAAGACCACAATCCAACACATTGCGGCTAAATTTCTTATTACTCTTTTCTGCCATCTTATCCGCCAACACCTTATCGACAATATCTGCTTCAAAATTCATAACGCATTCTACATTTACGTTATCACGAGCTGCCATTCTCGCATTCGCCTCAGCTACAAGTCGAGCCATAAGTTCTGCATCCGCAGATTCTTTGTCCGCATCCTGCATAATTTGCGCATATTGTTCTTCTGTCAAACCGCTGCCAGCCAAGAAATTGTCAATATACAATTTTTCAATAATCTTGCATCCATGATCTTTTTGGTTCAAGGTAACCAGTAGCTGGTCGGTAGACTGACGAATTGTATTGTCAACCATATCTGCCACCTGCTGGTTAGTCAACTTGACTTTTTTATATTCAAATTCCTTTCGGATTTTTCTTTCAATTTTATTATTGCCACCCCATGACTTCTGCTCTTCCAGTCTCCGCTCAACATCTTTGTGTTCCTGAACTCTTGTTGCCACGATGACTTCCTTATTAAAGATCATTGAAGACAACAAGCCGTCACAGACAATCATATTTAGCTTTGCCATCATCTGTACAGCAAGTTCTACATCTGCTGGGTCAATCTTTCCAAACCTGCGGGCAAATAGATTCATTGTTTTTGGTTCAACAACAATTCTATAAACCTTTTGAATGGTACTATACGTTTGCTCTTTTTCAAATTCCTCTCTAAGCTTTGGGTTCAGCTTACGATAGAAATCTCTCATCCGACCAGTTTGCCAAAGATCCCGTTCAGTTGCCGGAGTTCTACCATCAGACAATGTGTAATCTTTTAGTACCTCGGCCTTCAATCGCATGTATGTCAGATTCTGTTTATCAGTTAATGGGGTTATGACAGCACGACCATCGACGTAATTAACAAATGCCCTTGTCTCCTCATAATCCAACGCATCGTTTACCTTTAAACCATGCAGGGCACTATCTAGCCATGTTTTTAGTTTGACGCTTCCGACCATTTTTCGAAACGCCTCAGCAACAGCCTCGTCATCCTCTGTCTCAGTATTCCGTCCCCACCATCTGTAATCATGACCAACCATTCCACATGTCTCCCAGATGTCTTTCTTCTCCCATAGTAGCTTAATGCCGTCACATGGCTGCGACTGACAAAGGGCGTTAAAGTGGTAGACGAGCAATTTCTGAATAAGGTCAATAAACTTTCTATTACCACCAACTGGCTTTGCCGGAAGTATTTCATCCTCTGGCCGTATACTTTTTATAATGATTTGCCGACCAGCCTTCTTTAGAACCACGAATCTGTCCAGCTCTTCCAAAAATGCAGGACGACTATCTCCAGTGATTGGTTTTCCATGACTATCAAGTACGTCCAGATACCTTGCCAACTCAGAAAAATTCTTGAAAGTTTGACCATCTGACAACTTTGTGAGCATATCTGGCGTAACATCGTAAGCTTTTGCCATGCGGTAATACCTCCTAAAGTTTTTGAATATCAAATCGTATATATAGAATGTGTAATATCAGTTTTGATATTCAAAATTCATAATTTGTTAATATTTAGTTGTACTTTGAATTCTGTAAGGTTTTATGACCCACAACTCCTCTCACAAAATATCTCTTAATGGTTTACTCGACTTGAAGCTATGGAGCGTAAGCGACATAGATTCAATTTGAGTAAACCTACGAGCGTCCTCAGACGCGAGATCCCTCTCCACGCCCTGTCTGGAAGACCACTATAAACATCTACCATACCCCATAATCATCTTCTTTAAGGTATCCTGTGTAATGTAGCTATCTACACTCATTATATCATCAAAATGCCAAAAGTTCAATAGCTAAGTGACACAGGATACAAATGTTTCTAGCACCTATTATAATAAGGTATGTTTCTTAGAATGTCATCTATTGTGATTTTTCCAGACAGGGCTCGCAAGCTTGCTTCCGCTCTATGAGCTGGCGACGATTACTAAATAATACGTTCCCTCTGCATACTTAGCTCAAGTCGCTATTACACATTATTCTCCATGAATGACATCTAGATGCTCCATATGTTCTGTGTAAGCTGCCAGAGGCCACAATCATGCTCCTTGTAAGTCTTTAGAGTCTCTAAGAATGCTGTTCAGATGCCAGATCAATCCATTTATGGCGATAGGGAAATACAGATAGGTACAAATAGGCACTTTGTACTCCGAAGAATGGTCATTTTCGGTATATTTATGGTACACATCGGGAAAACCCGCATGAATCCTAGGTTTTTCGGCTTTTATTAGGTCAAAAAGGAACAAAATAGGTGGTAAAAGATACAAATAAAAAGAAAAACTAGCAAAAATATAACGTAAATACGTTAAATTCTAGCTAGTTACCGAATGGGCTACCGATTGAAAAATAGCGATCTTAAGCCATTTTTAAGTATTCTGAGTGGAAAATGAGTGAGTTGTGGGTGTATGTAGGAGAGAGGGTATAGGGATATATTTTGGAGTATTTTTGTCAGGGAAAAGTATACCCGGGGTAGGGAAGGAAAGTGATTAGAGAATTGGAGTGATGGTTTGGATGGGATGGAAAGAAGGTAATTTTTGCGAGGATTATTGTGCAAAATGTATATGAATATAGGATATAGCAAATTGATAATTGGTGATTATGAATAAGAAAGATGTACTGGGATCTCGGCCTGCTGCCTGGATCATCCAAAAAATGAAAAGTATGCCCCACGGCTTGAGTGCTGGAAAAGCTCAAAATACAACACTCAACAAGGCGGGAACGGCGGGAAGTTTTGGCGGTATCTGGTATCTGATACCATGCCAAAACTTAATCATTTCAGCCGGGAATTGAATTTGCAAATTAGTTGCGTTTTTGTTATGTTCGATATCAAAATAATATCAAATGTTGCACAGGCAACATAAAGTAAAGTAAAAATACTTTACACCTATTCCACTCCGCCTATATTGTAATAATATTATTATTCCATATCGCGCACGCGCACGCACCCATCCGGGACTCTAATAGGTACACAAAAATCCATTTGTTGCGCACGCAACATTTTCGCTTAAAGCGTATTGACAAATCACGCTTAAAGCGTTAAAATAATGCCAGTTCAAGCGAAACGCGCCGAACACCGGAAAACATGATGGTTCTGGAAAACCGGAAAATTCCAGTTTCTGATTTTTGACGTTTTACCGCTTGAGCGGTTCAAAAAATAGGGCTTGACAAAACGCTTAAAGCGTGATACAATACAGTCAAGCTCAAGGGCAACAGCCCAAAAGCAAAACCCAAAACCCAATAGCACATTGACAAGTCAAGACTTCTAATTTTAGCCTGTTTGGTTTAATACTTGTTTAATTACAAGAAAAACCATGCAACAAAAGTCAAGATTAGAAGTCTACCATATCGGCAAAACTTTCGGGCTTTGTTGGTACGGTGCGACAAGTCACAATTTGCACCTTGAAAAACACGCTAAAGTAGAACGTTGTGAAACGCTGAAATTCCGTCAAATTGGCAAACAAGATGTTTTAGACGAAAGTCTTTCATTGGTCCCTAGGTGAACTATACCTAAGAGGATTAGCAAGGATGGTCAACAGTATGCACCTTGTATCAAAAGCGTACTGTACCACAACGACAGACAGCAGTTTGTCGCAAGTACGATCACACATACATTATAACATAACAAAGGAGATAATACTATGTCTAACCTGTCTAACGTCTGTCTGTCTATTCGTAAATCTTGCCGTGCAAGCTCTGAGAAAAAAGGCTATGCAAGCAATGGCAAGATGCTCATTTCCTACACCGTCAAGAACGGTCTGAACACGCTCAAGGCATACCCTAAAAAAGTGCCTGAGTACCTTCTCATGGACGAAAAAGAGTACAACGCATACGGCAAGGCTGTCCAGTACGTCTACAATACGGCTTGCAATCTTAACAAAAGCAAGAGCAAGGGAGAAAGTGCGGCTATTATTAAGGTCTACACCGATAACTTCTATGAGTGCCTGAATGAGCTTGCAACCATCGTCTTTGGCGATACGTTCAAGATGGCGGAAGCGTCCGATCTGGGTGGAAAGATTTTGTCTATGGCGGAAGCATACCTTCCTAATATGGATGGCGATTATAACCCTAGCAACCTTCCTATCAACAAGTTCGTCAAGGCTCTTGAGCCTATGCTTGAAGCGGTAGCAGCTCAGACCGTCTACCTTGAGGATTATCAGCGGGATTATAACCTTGCCGAGAAGCGTTGTAAGGCACGTTTGGCAAAGGCAAATTCTCAGCTCTCCAACGCTCAGAATGCCCTTGATGATGCTCAGAAAGAGCTTGATAAGTGCAAGGCTCAGTGTGAGAAAGACGCAAGCGATAACACTATTAAGGATACCACCAAAGAGAAGCATAATAAGGCTATGCTGTCCGCTCAGACCGTCTATGACGAAAAGAAAGCCGTTGTTGATACCATCAAGAACACTATCAGCTCTTGGAATATCAAACTTGAGGAAGCACGCAAGACTTTTGAGGAAGCAGACAAGGCTTTTAAGGCAAGTTCTAATAAAGTTGCCGCTTGAGTTAGTTACCGCTGACAGGCCGGGTAAAAGTCTGTCCCTGTCGGGCGGTAGAAGTCCGTCCCCTGATGATGGCATGAGCCGAAACAGGATTCTAAGAAAGAGGTGAAATATCTTGAAATCCTATCAGAATACGATGGGGAAAGTGCGTCAGAACACTTCTGGACACTCTATCATCTACAACGGCACAGAAGTCAAAGAGCTTGATCTTTACGGCACATTTGACGGCGTTGTGTTTGTCAGTCGTCCGTTTATCGCAATGAAAACAGGCTTTATGCCTATGTACGTCAAAACGTCTATTGGATGGACTTCTATCCATCCTTGCAAGATTGTTAGCTTCATTAAAGAAGCATACCACGCAAAAAGTGTTTCCCTTTATGACTGGGATGCCTATCAGCAGAGTAAGAAAGAAAAGCGTCTTGCAATGAAAAAGGTCAAACAGCAGCAGAGTGAAACGGCTTTTCTCAGAGCGTCACAAGCTAATGCGGAGGGTTCTTTGCGCTACCATAAGAGCAAGAAACGTCTTGACGATCGCTATAATGAAGTGGGTAAACCGGCTCAGAAAAAGCGTTCTCAGCGTGTTGTATTTGGCTCTAGTGAATACGTCACAGTTTCCGGCTGGATCTACGGCAGAGAAGTCTTGATGAATAATTATAGTTTCCGCATGGATGAAAGAATGTCGTACTACATGGACGGCACTGGATGCTGTGCCCGTGATTTTGATAACAGAGATATGCGCCCTTTGAATGACGTGTTTCCTGTGAAATCTGGCAAGAAAGCAAGGTGATGATTTTGAGTTTGACAGCAATTCGTCAGAATGGTATAATTGCACCATCAAGAAAAGGCGGTGCAATTATGGCAGAGCGTGATTATCACAAGGAATACGAACGTGATAAGAGTAAGAAAAAGAATGTTGGTGTACAGATTACCCCTGATCTCTTTGAAGCGTTCACAGCAAAAACAGAGCTTAACGGAACGACGAAAAACGCCGTTTTGAAAGCCTGTGCGGAAGCGTACACTTATGGCAATCTCATCATTGATGAGAATGGAAAACCTCAGATTCTGAAATGATTTTATTGTAGAAATCTTTGTTATCTTTTTTAATTTTTTCTAAAATTAAATCAAAGTAATCTCCATATTCTAAAACAAAAGCAGCAAGCTCTCGTATATCGTCTGGCACAGTTCCTTTTGTCCCATCAAAATGAAAGCCTGTTGTTATGTAATGATATGCGTCAGACAGATCATAAGAATTAGCATTTAGAAAAACCTGTGAATACTTTTTAGTACGACCTAATGCCCAATAACCACAGAGGCAATCTAAACAGATTTTGAAGTCATTATCTATATTATTGTTTCGAGAAGCATGAAAAATATTCAACTTTGCTTCTTCAACCTTTGCGAAAACATTCGTCATAAATTGAATTTTTTCTGATTCAAGATAGTGAATGGTTATACATTTGCTTCCCATAGCAAGGACTTCCTTTCAAATTATGATGTCTCTATTCTAGCAGAACCGAATACTCACGTCAACAAACACCTTATGACCTAAAACTCATAGGGTGTTATTTTTATGCCCTAAAATGAATATTTATGCAAATAATATACAGAATATGCAAGCCTAAAATCACATAAAAGAGGAGATTTATTATGAAATTTGTCAGAATCAACGGAGAGAATCACGCCGGTTATGCTCCGCTTGATATCATCGAGCACAAGACAACCAGCATGACCGTAGCAGAATTGATTGAAGCTCTGTCCAAGTGCAGCCCGGACGCATACGTTACGTTCGGAAATCAATATGACGATTATATCGTCGAAACCGTAAAAGAGGTGTGACGTTATGGCAATTTTAGCAATTGAAAGCGCGTTGGATGTTGCGATTATGTTTAATGACGTGGACATGATTGCAATTTATAAACAAGCCCTAGCAGACGCCGGTGTTGAATACGTCAGCACCGCAAAATGCTGGATTGAATAAGAAAGGATGTTTGCTATGAAAAGTCTCTTGATGTTCTTTGGTTACTCGGCATATCAAGCAGGTTGCATTGCGCCTATGGTGTGGGTTTTCGTTGTTGGTGCTATCGCTATGGGTGTGGCAGAATGGAAAGGGTGGTTGAACTGATGAACAGAGAAGATCTGGTTGTTCTTGAGACTGGCAACGCCTATACAGTACTGTTCAACAAGGCAAATTATTATATGCCCTACATTGTAGCGTGGCATTTTGACCCGGATTCCTACACTTGGGATCAGGGTCATTACTTTTGTGACCTGAAATCCGCAAAGGCTTTCTTTGTGAAGCAAGAGCGCAACAATGCAAACTGCAAGTATTGCGAAAAGCTGGATTGCCCTCACAGGGATTGCGTCAGACGCTTGCCCTATGAAAAGGGTGGAATCCTTGCTTGTGAAAACCTTTGGTAAAGGAGAATGAAAAGCATGAAAAAGTATGTCATGTATGAAGCTCTTGGAACGTGGTATATCACTACGGCAGAGAACTACAACCGCTATATTTATGATGCACGGCAGATTTACAATCTTAGCCGTGATTTTGAAGAAGCGAAGGCCATTGTTGATTACAACTGGCACGGCTTTGATGATGTTGAGGTCATCCAGAAGTAAAAGATATGTTTTAAGGAGGGCTTAACATGACCGCAAAACAGTATTGTCAGAGCCATCCGGTAACCGCTTATGATAGCAGCTACGGCAGATGTGGCGGTTTCCAGATTCATGGTGACGTTCAGTATGGCATTGATGATTATATCTATGCTCAGTCTGGCGTGCTCATTGAGGATGAAAAGTACCACAGTTATCATCATTTGAAGATTCACGAAACAATGTCCGGCAGATTTTATGTCAGATGTTTTGGTAAGCGAATCTATCTTGATGAATGCTTGAGAACGAATATATGAGAGTGTAAAGGAGAAGTGACAATGAAAAAAGGTCAGTATTTTATGAACGATGAAACCGGTGTTATCACCAACATTCATCGTGAAGCTGTCGAATGGTATCGGCAGGGTGCAAACATTTCCATCTGGATCAACGGCGTGGTTGTGTGCCGTTGGAGTCACTAAGAAAGGAGAAAATGAAAAATGAGAGCAAGTGTCGAAGTTTACGAAAATAACGCAGGCGGTATTTATGTTGCCGTCTTTGGTAAGAACGGCCTGGAGAATCTATTCGTTGTTGCTCCTGATGGTAACGAAACTAGAATGACAAGAGTATTCTATCAGGAAGCACTATATGGATTCTCTGGTGTAGATGACTATAATGCAGAAAATTTCTCTGAGCTATCCATGGACGATGCTTATGATGATATCTGCGGTGGCAGCAACCTGATCGCAGAGTTTTATGACAATCAGGTTGTAAACTTGTATCCGGCAGACATGAACATTGCTGGAATGAGGTTGTTTGGTATGGCTTGATCGTACATTCACAAAATAGTCATGAATAAGCAACGTATCAACGCGCTAAAATGCGACATTAATAAAATCTACATTTTAGTGCTTGACAAAACAAGTGGTATCCTGTATCATGTAGCTAGAAATGGTAGTCCGTCAGAGGACTTTTATTTTTACTGTGTAGCTAAGTTACACAGGATACTCAAGAAGAGGAGAGTCAACTGCTATGGCTATGTATAAAACTAAGAAGGATGCAGCTTACGCATGGGTTCAGGAGTTCAATGCGATTCCTCAGAGCGTGATTGAAAAGCTCGCCAAGGTCGATTTGGAAGAGAATGGCGAAGGCATTACTGAAATCACGCCGCCGTCTTGTGGTGATCGTATCTATATCTTTAGCGGTGACCACTATGGTGAAAATGGTGAGATTCGGAGCTACAACGAAGATGACAACACTTACAAAATTTGTCTCGACGGCACTGGCGAGGAAGTTGATGTCAGAGAAGATGATTTTGAAGTTGAGCGTGACGACTTCTTTCCGATGTGGGGAACGATGTGGCAGTTTAGCGACAGTTGCGACAACTGGTGGCTTGAAAATCATCTTCAGGAAATGGCAGATTGCGGATTCCGTATCTACGAGCAAGAGGATTTTGAGTACATTTTCGGCATTGATGGTTGTGGCTACGACTTTTATGAGGCTCATTGGATTCCGCTTTATGAAAAGCGTGGTTTTCATTGGGACGACGAAACTGTAAAGGAGATGAAAGAAAATGCGTAAGACGTTGCTTGAACGGCTTTTGGATGCCGGATATCCGAAAGCAGAAATTTATCATCATATGTCTGACCTTTATGTTTTTGTAACACCGTTGACTACAAAAATTATTTCCGAATGGTGTGATGAAAATGGGTATACGATGAACTTGCATTGTGCAAAATTCGTGGATCAGATTACGGGGAACATGATGTACGACTGTGCTTTTCAGTATTACGAGGTGGAAGAAAATGACTGATATGCAAGAAATGATGTGGGATGTTCTCTGTGAAATGTCAGGTGAAGATGTCGCAAGAGTATTTACCAACTATTATGGTAATCAGCTTTTGAGCAACGACTTCCATAAATTCCTTATTGACGAGGGCTATATGGCTTCTGAAGAAGGGTGGGTTGGCTGATGATTATTGATTTGATTCTCGATCGCCGGGACGGAAGACACTACAGTGCACATGATTTCTATCTTGAAATCAGAAAATATGAACGTTTGGGTGTTGGCACTCACGGTGAAGATATCTCTATCGCCATGGATTATGGCGATAACAGAGATGTGCAGCGTGTTCTGTGTCAGTACATCCAGCGCAATGGATACCCGACAGACATTGAGGATTACATAAGAAGTCAGATCTGGGTGGTGTAAGCAGCAGATGCTAGGTGATTAGCGGTACTAGGGCAGACACAACCGCTACCAATGCGAAAGCGTGAGAATATAAAAAAGGAGCGATTGATATGGAAACAATGTACGACCGCATC